GAAGTTATTGCCTCTATTTCTTTATTTTGTTGATCAAATATTAACTGTTGTAGTTTTATTTTATCTTCATTAGGCGCGTCAGATTTTGTTATTTCTGCTATAGCTTCTTGCGGTGAAGTTACGCCTTTTAATACATTTCCTAACGTAGGGTTTATCACAGATGTAGCACCTAATAATAATTTTCCTACAGTAGTGTCTTTAAATTCTTTTTTACTCATGAGTTTTTATATGCTTCGTCTTCCCAAGGTAATGCAGAATTACCTTCGTCCATATTTTTTCTTGGATAAGTTTTACCTTTCCAATACACATTATCATTATCATAATCTAAATCACCTCTTTTCATTTGATCTATGTGTACCATTTCATGATCAATTACTTTAGGTATCATATCTACATCAACATCCTTATCAATAATGATAGTTAAATTTTTATTCGCCTTACCTAAAACACCTTCTTCCATATCTACATGATATATTGGAACAGACCATTTATAAGGTGGATTATTTAGTTTAAATCCCATGTTTATTTTTTTCTTGAGGGAAACATTAGATTTAACGCATCTCTCCGTTTACCACATCCACAAGGGACACCAGTAACTTCTGACGCTTTGTCAACAAGTTTCTTGATGCCCGTTGCTTTTGTAAATTTCTCAATTCTATCCCCTAATCCTCTAGGTTCCATACTTATGCTACTACGAAACTTCTCCAGTATACTTTTAATGCTGGATCATATGCAGCTGTTGCATCAGCAGTATCTTGAGGTAATGAACAAGTAGATTTTACTCCACCTGGATTAGCCGTGATAGCTCTGTTGATAGCAGCTTTTACTTTGTTTACGTAATCTGCTGAAGCTGGTACGTTAGCATTAGGCGCATCTGCTGCGTCTGGTGAAGTTGCACAAATAACTGTACAAGTTTGACCATCTTGCAAATCTAATACTGCTTTCATTTCAGCTGAAGCGTCTACTGCTATGTTTTGAATAGCATCTGCTAATAATAAGTTGTCACCATCTATAGCTGGAGCTAAAGTTCCAGCACCATCAGATACACCACCTACTACGTTAAAATTTATCCATTTTGCCATGATTTTTTGTTTTAATTATTAATACTTATTTATTTATTTTCTTTGGTTTTATACAGTTCCATGACTGTTATGTTCCTCTTTTTTGCATGTCTTTAGAAAACTCCTGAATTCCTTCAGCAGCTCCAGAAACTACATCCTTAACTTTACCTCCAATTTTTTTAACTGCTTTTTTTACTGCTCTACCACCTCTTGCTAATAAACTAGCATCTTTACCATCTTCATTTTTTAATGGAGAACCACCCATTCTAGACTGACTAGCATGCTTAGACATCCAAGGTCTACTGCTATCCATATCTCTTACTACTGGGTTGTCTTTCATAAGATCTTTTCTTTCTTGCTTTGCTGACTCATGGTGCATACCTGGTCCATCACCATGATCCATTTCTGGTCCATGACTTTTACCATGCATACCTGGTCCGCCTCCGTATTTGTCCATTGAAGGACCATCATATTTTTTGTTTGGCATAATTTTGTTTTTTAATTGTTTTTGTTTTTATTTCTTTTTACCCATACAGTGCATTTCTGCCGCCGCATTTCTTTTTTCTTTTCTAGCAGCTCTTCTTTCTTGTCTTTTTTGTTTTCTTTCAAACTTTTTATATTGTCTGCTTTCTCTATAGTTTGGATCTTCATAATCAAAATCCGGCATAGCTTGGCCTTTCTTTTTACCTAAAAAAGGCATACCTTCACCCATTTTCATTTTACCAGCCGCATCGTCTCTAACTACTTTAGCAAAACTTTCATTAAGTTTACCAGCTTTTTCCGCCGCTCTTAAAGCAGGATTAAAATCAGTTGGAGATTCATACATACTGATTCCATCTGTGTAAACTAGTTTTTGTCCTTTTTCATGTGGATGCTCATGTGCTTTTTTTCTACCACTAGAACCTGCTGGATGAGTAGCTGGTGAATGATGTTTTTTATCATACTTCATGTCGCCTGCTAATTTTGAAATATGCTTTTCATCAGCAGTCATTTTTTCATCACTATGTCCGTGGTGAGCATCATATATAATATCTCTTTTTAAATAATCAATATGTGCTGCGTCATCTTTAACCGCATCATCATAATTTTTACTTGTAACTCTTGTGTGGGCGTGGTCTCTTGACCATTTTGCGTTACCAGTGTATTCACCCCAATGTCCTTTGTGTCCCATGTTATTTTCCTCTTTTAATTTTACCTTTTTTCTTAGCGTATGTTTTTTTATCTTTGTTTTCTTGTCTTTTTACTTTTCTTTCAAGCCTAGCTTTTCTCCTTGTAAGCCTATCATTTTTTCTTCTTTTACTAGGATCATCTTTATTATCTTCTATCTTCTTTGCAGTTTTATCTCTTCGATGCTCTGTTCTAGTTTTCTTTTTAGTACCTGTAACAGTGACTTCATCTAAAGCTTGACCTTGCATCATACTTTTTCCTTGACCCTTAGTAGCTTCTAATCTAGCAAATTCTTCTTCAAATGTTTCATTTAAGGGAGAACGCATAGCTGCAACAGAACCATTTTTTTTATCATCATCTTTATCATCTGGCTCTTCAACAGGAGTAGTATTATTGCTTTGAAGATTTTTTAATAAATTAGTAAACAATGCATTCATGTCATTGTTATCAGCTGTAGCAGTTGATTGATTTTTAAAACTATAATCACCCCAGCTTTTTTCAAAATCATCTTCAGTATAATATGGATTATCTTCGTTTTTAGCCTGTTCAAAATCTTTTCTTCTTTGAATTTTGTTAACAGTTGTTTCAAGTCCGTCACCTAATCTATTTAATGCGTCAGTTACTACGCCAGCCATAGGAATATAAGTAGCAGCACCTACAGTATCTGCACCAGATTCATAAGCACCTTTTAATGGAGACATTTGACCAACAGCTCCTTTATTTTCTTTTTTAGCAGTACTTTGTATTGTACCTAAATCTGCACCTGCGCCTTTTCTAATATTAGCATCAGTTGTATATTTATTTCTATTATGTGCTTGTTCTTCTGCTTCTTTTGTCCAGTCACTTGAAGACGTGTTTTTAGTTACTGGCTCTGCTTTTTTAGACTCAGTACGTAATGGACTAATTGTAAAAGGATTTTTTGCAAAAAAACGTT